AGGACACGGGGTTCGCGAAGCTTGCCAGCTTCGCTACAAGAGTTATACCAATCAAATAGCCGAATATTCTCATATTCTGGCTCATTGTGTGGCATAACTTTCCCTACTGTAACGCCAACATTCCGAATTTCGGGACGTTGGTAATTGCAGTTCCACCTAACTGAAGAGTTAGGGAAATACGTGTGGATACCAATTGTTGGCTGATAAGACTTCAGTAACGAGTTCGTTACCGAATCATCATCAGACAACGTATAGGTAGGCCTCGCGTATAGAGGAAGCTTGTAGACGGAGGCATGAAGCCACCGCCGAACACCCATATACCCATATCGCCGTGCCATGTTAATGGCATCGACCATACGAGGTATGCCCTCTGGTTCATGACACGTGACATACGTGCCACGAAACCAACGTGACAGTTTCCACGGCGTGACATAGTCACCTCCGCGGTACTCAGCTCCACATGACTCACGATAAGTATTCGCGGAATTATCCGTGAAACTCTTATCATGGTTCACTTGGAAGCCAAGCGCTGTCAAGTTGTGGATGAGTGCGTCAACGAAACGAGTTTCGATGACAATATCATCCCCGTATACGTGGTAGCGAGAGCGACCACGCATATCCGACACGGAACTCACCGTGTATTCGCAAACCAGCGAGAAAACAAGGCATTCTATGGGAAAGCATAATGCTGAACCCATGGTTGCGAATTTCCTCAATGGCACACATTCCCCATTTGGTAATTCTACGTTACGCGATCGCGTAGCATAGAGCCAAGGAAGAAGAGGTGTACCTGCGAATACCCGCTTCACGAGGGACCAGAGCACTGTATCAGATGCAGCACTCAAGTCGATAGTAGAGTAACTACCAAAGTAGCTACCCTGCTTGCATAACTCGCGATTATGACCAGGATCACGTAAAGTGATGTGGCGTCTAATCTCGGGGTTATGCTCAAAGTGGTCCATAAGACTACGGAAGACCATTTGCTGGAAGTACTGCAGTGATGCAGGCTCCATGCAGATCGTCCGCTTCTT